TATGGGTCGCCCTTACCGTTTTTTAACATTTGGCGGCACACTTTGGCACGGTTTTTGCTATGTGTTAAAAAGGTACGCTACTGACCCCTATTTAACGTTTCCCAACACATTTTTAACAGTTGCTAACAGACTTTGGCACGCTTTTTGCTATGGGTCGCCCTTACCGTTTTTTAACATTTGGCGGCACACTTTGGCACGGTTTTGGCACGGTTTTTGTAGTGCACAAAATAAAATGTTTCACGTGGAACACAACACCAAGAGTTAATAAAAGTTAAAACGAAAATAATTTGTGCACTTATGCTTGTATGTTAGAAAAAAGTTGTATCTTTGCAGTGTTCAATTAAACGATTTGAAAATATGAAAGAGTTACTACAACATTTCAGAGAGCAACCGAAAGAAGCAATTAAAGAAGTTGCAATGTGTTTAGCTATTTTTGTCGTATGTGGTGCGATGTTGTTTCTATCTGCAATCTTGCAGGGGTGTACCGTTTCAAAGGGTACAACGGTACGGGGCAAGGCTACGATAGTAACAACCGATACAACGGTACGTTGAAGTTTAAGAAGTCTATGTTTAACAATTAAAAGTTTACTACAATGGAAGAAAAAAGAAACGCATTTGACGAGTTTTCGTTTGCCGCTTTGTCGGCTTTGGGTAGCCTTATGGCGTGTAATGAAGTTTGCCGCGACCAACGGGCAGTTATGAAAATAAACCGCTTTCGTGCGTGGCTTATGGACTTGAAGCCGCAAACCAACCCTGAACCGAATTTTCCGCAAGGACAGACAGCCGAATAATTAACAATTAAAAGATTACTACAATGAAAAGTTTTGCAAGTACATTTAACAAGACAAATTTCGGTATTGACACAACCGATTTTCAGTACACTAAGTTAGCCAATATTTTCAACTCTGAAAATGAGGGCGGTAAAGATGTGATACACAAAATTAACGGGCTTTATGTCCACAAAACACAATTAGGCGACAGCCCCGTAATTATTGATGAGGAAAACAAACGGCTGGTGAACCTACCAAGCCACACCGCCGAAACGGTTCGTGAAATACTTGCCGATGATGAGGCAGTACAAACTATCAAAGACGGCAAAGTCGGATACACTATTTACGAGTACGAGAGCCACGGTAAGAAGTGTTATTCTATTTCGTTTGTGGACTTGTAAGAGTTTGTAAGAGTTTGTAAGAGTTTGTAAGAGTTTAACTTTGTAGGGGTTGCAATGTTTGTAACCCCTATTTAATATAACAGCGTTATGGCAAAGTTAGGTTTCAAGATTGAATATACAAAGTCTGTATTTGGAGCAACCCAACGGGCGAAAATCAAAAAAGAGATATTGCAAGCCGTGAAAAGCAGCCCCGAATATAGAAAAGAGATAGCAAGGGTTTTCCAAATGGCAAACCGCCGTATTCAGAACATAGAGCAAAGCGGACAACTTTCGCCAGCCGTGCAAGCGTTAAACAAAGGCGATGTAAAAAGGTTTACCAAGTTTTCAATGCGTGGCGATTGGAACACCCTAAAAATTGAGTACGGTAAGGCGATTTCGTTTTTACGCCAGCCAACCAGTACGGTGCAAGGTGCAAGGCAGTACGGGCAATACCTGCAACGTATTTACAATTTAACGCCCGATGAGTACAACCTTATGGCAAAGAACTTGCTGGGCAAGTTAAACAGCATTTCGGATAGTGTTTTCGTGGAACGGTATTTAATGCGGTACAAGGATTTCACAGGCGAAATGGAGCAAAGCGCAAGCGATATAAGCACCCAAATAGAAAGTGAAGCGCAAAGCATATCACGGGCGATTGATGCAGAAATAGAAAGGCAGGCAGATGAGGTAGCCGACCGAATGGAGGATATACAAAACAATATAGAGCGCATTTTGCGCAACTTTAATAAGTTTGGGTTATGAAAAAAATACCTTTTGAGTTACAAGAAAGAATAAACAGCCCGACCGAAATAACCGAAATACTGAAAGCCGCCGTAAATGAAAAAAACATTATCGGAAACAGCAAGGGCGAAAGGTTTTACAACGTGCCGTGTGCCTTTGATATTGAAACAACAAGTTTTTACCGTGATACGGACGGACGGGCGTATACATACGAGCAAATGCAACGTATGCAGGACAGGAACGGGCGCAAGGCGAAATTAGAGAAAGCTGCGATAATGTACGTTTGGCAGTTTGGCATAAACGGATATACAATAATGGGGCGCACGTGGGGCGAGTTTGTTACGATGATGCAGACCGTAAGCGAGGTTTTAGGGCTGAATGACAAATTACGCCTTATCGTGTTTGTACATAACTTATCGTATGAATTTCAGTTTTTGCGCAACTGGTTTGAGTGGAAACGTGTGTTTTCCATAGACCTACGAAAACCGATATACGCAATAACAACGGGTAACATAGAGTTTCGATGCAGTTACTTACTTTCGGGGTATTCGTTGGCGAAATTGGGTGAACAACTTATGAAATACAAGTGTAAAAAAGCCGTTGGCGATTTGGACTATCACTTAATAAGACACCACGAAACGCCGCTGACTGATACCGAAATACACTACTGCATAAACGATATTAAAGTAGTGATGTGCTACATACAAGAACGTATCGAGGAAAGCAGGGGGATAACTCACATACCGATAACGAAAACGGGGTTTGTGCGTAAGTATTGCCGTGCGCATTGTTTGCGTGAAAAGAGCGATGCAGGGAAAACCGTACCTAATTGGGATTACGTGAACTTGATGCGGGAACTACAAATTACGGGTATGGAAGAATTTAATATGTTACAACGTGCCTTTGCAGGTGGGTTTACACACGCAAACGCCGAATATACGGACGAAATAATGAGCAACGTGGATAGTTACGACTTTACAAGCAGTTACCCGTATGTAATGATAGCGGAAAAATACCCGATGTCGCAAGGCGTTGCAATCACGGTTAAGAGTACGGCGCAATTTGAGTTTCTGATTTCAAAGTATTGTTGCGTGTTTGATATTGAGTTTACCAGCATATTTGCCAGCGAAACGCAGGACAACCCGATAAGCGCAAGCAAATGTTTTGTGAAAGAAAACCCGTGCGAAAATAACGGGCGTATTGTGGCGGCTTCAAAAATAGCACTTACAATTACTGATGTGGATTTCCACATAATCAAAAACTTTTATTCGTGGGAACGTATGCGAGTGGGGCAAATGTATTGTTACAAAAAAGAGTATTTACCGACACCGTTTGTAAAATCTATCCTGCATTTGTACGAAAGCAAGACGAAATTAAAAGGAGTTGAGGGAAAAGAAGTGGAATACCTTAACAGCAAGGAAATGTTAAACAGTTGTTACGGTATGAGCGTAACAAACCCGTTGCGTGATGAATTTACATATAACGGCGAATGGGATATTAACGCAATGACAGCCGAACAAAAGCAGGAACTATTATACAAGTACAACACCAGCAAAAACCGTTTCTTGTTTTATCCGTGGGGTATATTCGTAACCGCATACGCACGGCGCAACCTTTTCACGGGCATACACGAAGCAAAAGACGATTACATATACAGCGACACGGACAGCATTAAGATAATGAACGGCAAGGCGCACGAAGCATATTTCAAGGCTTATAATATGCAGGTGCAAATGAAATTGCGTGCCGCCTGCAAACACCACGGTTTGCCGTTTTCGCTTTGCGAGCCGCAAACGATAAAAGGCATAACAAAGACTTTGGGCGTTTGGGATTTCGAGGGTACATATACAAGGTTTAAGACTTTGGGAGCTAAACGCTATATGGTGCAAGAACCGAACGCACTAAAAGCAGGAGGACGGGCATACGATTTCAGTTTAACCGTGTCGGGCGTAAACAAAAAGGCGGCGATACCGTATCTTATTGAAAAGTACGGCGCAAACGGTATATTTGATGTGTTTACCAACTATTTGGATATACCGCCGCAAGCAACGGGCAAAAACATACATACTTACATAGACTACGAGATACAAGGCGAGATAACCGACTACAAAGGCAGTACGGCGCACTACAACGAACGCACGGGCGTACATTTAGAGCCAACGGGGTACAGCCTTTCCCTTTCGGTTATGTATATAAACTATTTGCGAGGTATTAAATTTAAGGACTAAAATAAAAGAGTTATGACAACTAGAAAGACAAAGACAGACAAGCCGAAATTTTACGACTTGAAAGCGATTTTAAGCAAAAACGCCGATTATAACGTGATATTTGGCGAAAGGTCAAACGGCAAGACTTATGCCGCCTTAAAATATGGTTTAGAAAACTATATCAAGACGGGCAAGCAAATGTCATATATACGCCGTTGGCGTGAGGATTTACGGGGCAAACGTGCCGAAAGTCTGTTTGCAAATCACGTGGCAAACGGGCTTATTGAGGAACTGACAGAGGGCAAATTTAATGAAGTGTTCTATATGTCTAACAAGTGGTTTTTATCTTACTACGATGCAGAGAAAAACAAGCGGACACCCGACCCGACCCCGTTTTGTTACGGGTTTTGCCTTTCAGAGCAAGAACACGAAAAAAGCAGCAGTTACCCGAATGTTACAACGATAGTCTTTGATGAGTTTTTGACACGGCGGTATTATTTGCCCGATGAGTTTATGTTGTTTATGAACCTTTTGAGTACAATAATACGCCAGCGCAACGATGTTAAGGTTTTTATGCTGGGGAACACGGTAAACAAGTTTTGCCCGTACTTTACGGAAATGGGTTTGAAGCAAGTGCCGTTTATGGAGCAGGGAACGATAGATATATACCGCTTTGGCGAACACGGCGCAATAGTGGCGGTTGAGTATTGCAGCACGATAGTACAACACAAAGCCAGCAACAAGTATTTTTGTTTCGATAATCAAAACTTGCAGATGATTACGGGCGGTAAATGGGAACTTGCAGTATATCCGCATTTGCCGTGCAAGTACAAGCCGCAAGATGTGTTGTTTGTGTACTACATTAAGTTTAACGATGTTGTTTTGCAAGGTAACATTATTCAAGTAGGCAACGAATGTTTCACGTACATACACGCAAAGACAACCCCGATAAAAGATGAGGAAAACAGCCTTATTTATTCTTTGGAAATGAACGGCAAACCGAACTACAAACGCAAGTTGTTAAGCACGGCAAGTTACGTGGAGCAACAAGTCGCACGGTTTTTCGCACTAGACAAAGTTTTCTACCAAGACAACGAAGTCGGCGAAATAGTACGCAATTATTTAATTACGAGTGCAAAGACAAACATTGTTTCGCTTAAATGAAAATAAATTTCGTGCCGAACCGCACGTTTTACGAAATAAATAACTACCTTTGCAATAGGAACTAAAATTTATTGATATGGACGCAAATACTATTATTCAAATCATTTCAAGTTTGTGATGTGTGGTGCATTGTTTTGGTATATGGTGAAACACCAGGAAGAAACGGAACACCTAAAAGATACGATTGCGGAAAATACGAATTAACAACGCTTATTAAAGTTTTGACAGATGAGAAAGAAAGATAACATTTACAAGTTGTACCAGCAACAAATAAGGGACAAAGACACCGCCGTAACCGAATTTATTGCGAATACTTTGGCGAAAACTCAAAGTATGTTTGAGTACGAGGGTTTGCCCGACAGCATACCGCAAAAGGAATTGGAGCGGCTTTTGCAGACCACGGGCAACGTGTTTGTTACAAAGGTGGACGGGGTTTTGTATGCGCTTACGGGCGGCAAAGGCGGCGAACCCGATGTTTACGGACGGGCAACGCTTTACACCGTGGCGAACCCGGCGTTAAAACTTTCCAAAACCTACGATATTCAGAAAGACGGGGTTTTGATTGAGAACGACACCAACGGAGAAAGCCTTTTGCCGCTTATCGGGCGTTATGCCGTGTTATATACTGACGGGCTTATTTCGTTGAACACCGCCAGCGTATTAACCCGTATTACGATGCTGATAAGTGCCAGCGATGACAAGACGAAACAAAGTGCCGATGAGTTTTTGCGCAAGATACAGGACGGCGAGTTTTCAATTATCGGGGAAAACGCATTTTTCAAGGGCGTAAATATGCAGACAGCCCCGACCACAAACAGCGTGTATATTACACAACTTATTGAACTGATACAATACTACAAAGCGAGTATGTACAACGAATTGGGGTTAAACGCAAATTATAATATGAAGCGTGAACGGCTCAATTTGGGCGAGGTATCAATGAATGTGGACGTACTTTTGCCGTATGTGGATAATATGCTAAAAGAAAGACAAAATGCAGTTGAGAAAATTAACGAAATGTTCGACACCGAAATTTCGGTTAAACTTGCTTCAAGTTGGGGTTTGGAACGTGATAATTACAACGCTTTGGCGGCTGATTTGTCAGCATCCGAAGAACCCGACCCGACAGAGGAAACCCAAGAAACAGAGGAAACCAAAGAAACGGACGGGAACGACACCGAAACGGAACAAACAGAAGAAACAGAAGAAACAGAAGAAAATAAAGACGATAAGCAATGAAATACAGCGAACTATTTACAAAGGATAACGGGATATTCGCAACGGTTTTCAAGACTGAATATCCGACAGAGTACGCCGCAATTTTCGGCGATACCGACCCGTCCAAGTTAGACGCTTACGCCTTACTGATGTACGGCGGCAAGACCGTTGTAAACAGCATAACCAGCGATGTTGTTTCGGCGGTGATTGCGGTAAACGTGCAAGGATGGGAACGTGAAGCGGCGGCGATGTTAGCCGATTACGATGTACTGACACCCGTAACGGGGCAAGTTGAACGGACGGAAACCGTAACTTTGCAGGAAAGCACCGACAACACCGAAACGGGCGCAAACAAGGCGTTTAATGACACCGATTTTTCAGACAGCGACCGAAAGACCGCAAACGATGAGAGAAACCGCACAGAGGAACGCCAAACAACCGAAACCAGCAAAGGAACGGGCGCAAGCAAATCAATTTCGACCGAAATTGCAAAAGAATTGCAGTTAAGGCGTGATAATTGGAGAAAAAACATTATCTTTGCACTTGTAAGAGAATTAACAACGAGTATTTACGAATAACTAATTTAATTTTTAGCAATATGAACGTAAAACAGATTTACACGATTATCAACAGCGTATCGGGTGAAGTGTTGGGAAAGACTGACATTGTAACCGAGGATTTGACGGGAATTGTGGATTTAGGCACGGAAGTGTTTAACCAAAATGCAGTGGATAATTACGTTAAATCACTTGTAAACCATATCGGCAAGGTGATTTTCGTAAACCGACCTTATGCGGGCAAAGTGCCGAGCGTTTTAATGGATGCGTGGGAGTTTGGCAGCGTATTGGAGAAAATAAGTGCCGATGTTCCCGAAGCCGAGGAAAACGATACGTGGAACTTGACGGACGGACAGAGTTACGACCAGGATGTTTTCCACAAACCGACCGTTACCGCAAAGTTTTTCAACTCAAAGGTTACGTTTGAAGTACCCGTATCAATCACCGAAAGACAGGTTAAGGAAAGTTTCAGCAACGCCGCACAACTCAACGGCTTTATTTCGATGATTTATGCAGCCGTTGAAAAGTCAATGACTATCAAGGCAGACGCTTTGATTATGCGCACTATTAACAATATGATTGCGGAAACCGTGTTAGCTGATGCGCAAGCGTTTGGAGCAACGGCGGAAGGTGATATGACAGGGGCAGACCTTTCCAGCGCAAGCACAGCAAGATGCGTAAACCTTTTGAAGTTGTACAAGACGAGCACAAACACAACATTAACCGCTGAACAGGCGATAACCAACCCCGACTTTATCCGCTTTGCGTCTTACGTTATGGGTACGTATGCCGACCGCCTGCAAAGCATTTCCACCGTGTTCAATGTTGGCGGCAAGGAAAGATTTACGCCGAAAGATATGTTACACGTTGTACTTTTGTCAGACTTTGCAAAGGCAGCGCAAACCTATCTTTATTCCGACACGTTTAACCGTGGAGATGTGCTTTTGCCGCAAGCCGAAACCGTACCTTTTTGGCAGGGCAGCGGACAGAACTACGAGTTTGCCAGCACGGGTAACATTAATATCAAGGAAAGCGGCGGCAAAGCCGTTGAAATTTCGGGCGTGTTGGGCGTAATGTTCGACCGTGATGCGTTGGGCGTTTGCAATCTTGACAGACGGGTAACAACCAACTACAACGCAAAGGCAGAGTTTTTCAACAACTATTACAAGTTTGATGCAGGGTATTTCAACGATACAAACGAAAACTTTGTAGTATTCTTTATTGAGTAACTCAATAGGTATTAGATTGTTTAACTTTGGCGGTGTGGGTGCAGGTGAAAGCGCACCGCACCGCCTTTTTTTCTTGCAGATATGACAACGATAAACTTTTATTCATACAACGGACACCCGAACACGGTAAACAAGCAGTTGGGCGAGTTTACGGCGATTGAGGGCGATTTGCGGCAAACTTTCGATGTATTGCGACCGACCGTAACACTACGAAAGCAGCCCCGACCGACTTTCAATTATTGTTACATACCCGATTTGGGGCGTTATTATTTCGTGGATAGAGTAAGTTTTGAGGGAAACAACGCCTACGAACTTGCATTGCGTATTGATGTGCTTAAAACCTACGAAAGCGAAATTTTGGCGGCAACGGGGCGTGTATCTGAAAGCGACAACCCTGACCCGTATATTTCCAACCGTGAAACGGTGTACAAGCGCACCCCGAATTTCGAGAAAGTGCCGTTTGCAAATACGGGGTTACTGAATGAAACGGGCGGCATTATTATGGTAACATTAAAAGGAACAACCGAAAATTAAAAGGATATGGCAGTAACATTATTACCACATACAACATACGAGTGGACTGACTTAACGACGACTGCGGGCGAGCCAAGCGGAACACTTGTAGTAACGTGCGATGCAGGTTACAAATTTGACGGGGTTATTACGTTACATAGCAACACCACCGGAACGGACTACCCAGCAACCAGCCAAACGGAACACGTTGTAAGATTTGAACGAAAGTACGTAAACAAAGAGTGGGTTGTACAAGGCAAAGTAATAAGCGAGGGACCCGAAATAACCGTGGTGAACAACATAACCAACACGCTAAAAGAAGAACATACGTATGACGGCGATGTTGCGACTATCACCGTGGAAAGCGACCACAAAACAGGATACCGTTTTATAGACCCGAAAGCAAGCTACAAAAGCACGGACGGACAACAAAAAACGGTAGATATGCAAGTCGAGGTTTTGCAATATTACTGCCTTGCAAAGGTAACGATAACCGATTTAGACCCGACCGAACCCGTAACACTGACGGGCGAGTTTGTAAATGTGGTGCACATTACGGCAAACCTTACGAATTGTTACGCCGACCCGCCGTTACCCGATTGGCTGCAATATGGCGAAACGCTTAATATAACTATAAAAGCGAACCCGAACACCGAATTTCACCCCGATGATGAAACGGAAAAACCTACATTAATGTGGCGGGACGAAAACGGGAATTATCAATTTATGGATTTAACCGTTTCAGAGGATAAACAGACGGTAACGGGTACAAAGTTTTTGGCCGCTCGTTTACACAACTTTGTCGTAAATGCTGATGCGTTTCCCGTGGCAGTTGTAGGCGAGCAGTACGGCGCAATAAACGTGTATTTGGTAACGCTTGACGAGTTGACAGAGTTTAGCGGCAAACGGTTTTTCAAGGAAACGGGTGCAGACCCCAGCACGGGCGCACCTCCAGAAAACATAGATCTGGGCGCATACGTGAACAAAATACGCCGTGTTTACACCAACATAGGCGCAAGCAGCACCGATGTAATACGATGCGGCAACTACAACACGGGCGTATCTTGCCGCCAGCCGGCGCAAGACAAAATAACGCTTGATTTCGGCACGGCGGTAGTACCAGCGCACAATGAGGACAACACCGACTACGAAAGCGAAATACAAATCTTTTTGCCGTTTGCAGGGTTTGTAAACCTCAATACCGATTATGCAGGTAAAACGATAGCTTTGCAGTACGTTATAAACGTGGTAACGGGCAACGGGGTTGCGCTTTTGTCCTGCAACGGCGTTGTATTTCAAGTTGAGGTAACCGAACCGAGCAGCGAAATAATATATCTTTCACCAAGCACCCAAGTTAAAACCGTGGGCGGCGATGATTGGAACGAAATGTTATATTACGGTTTAGAACCTTACATTTACTGCAAGTGGTACGAAAGCGCAAGTAACGGGCGAAACAATGACAGACAAACGGGCATTTTAGGCGATTTCAGAGGGTTTAACGTGTTCGATGATGTTACACCCATACACACCGCCGAAATGCTTGCAGAGGAACAAGAAATGATATACACGGCTTTGTCTGACGGCGTTTATATTGAGTAACTGAAAGGCAGGATAAAAAGAAAGGCGGTAACAATCAAGTTGCCGCCTTTTCTTTGTTCCACGTGAAACATTTTATTTTGTGCACTACAAAAACCGTGCCAAAACCGTGCCAAAGTGTGCCGCCAAATGTTAAAAAACGGTAAGGGCGACCCATAGCAAAAAGCGTGCCAAAGTCTGTTAGCAACTGTTAAAAATGTGTTGGGAAACGTTAAATAGGGGTCAGTAGCGTACCTTTTTAACACATAGCAAAAACCGTGCCAAAGTGTGCCGCCAAATGTTAAAAAACGGTAAGGGCGACCCATA